ATAAAATTATGGTGCGACATTGGTAGCTCGAACAGCAGAAGAAATAACAAGATTAGTAGATGATCATTATGATGCAACCTATCCCTTTAGAGATAGGATGCAAAATGATTACGATCTATATAGACTTAATCCCTATGACGCAGGAGATGGATATGAGTCCTATACTTCTAATGAACCAAGAACATATGCAGATAAAATTGTTTCTTGGTTAGCTGGAGCAGAACTTAGTATTCGTATTCCGAATATTGAAGAAGCTAGAGAACAAAGAGAAATGAATGATGCCAAAGAAAAGTTTCTTATTGGCGTACTTACTGGTGCAGACGAAAGACTTAGAAGAAGATTGCAACCATCTCTTAGAGAATCTCTTGCATGGTATATAGCACTTCGTGGGTGGTATTCAGGTAGAGCATTACTGCATAAAGACTCTGAAGATAAAACTCAAATAGATATTAAACCTTGGGATATAATGCATACTTACTGGGGAGAAGGGGAAGAAGGTTTATCTTGGGCTTGTTATAAAATTCAAAAGACAAAAGGTGAAATTTTACAGCAATATGGTATTGAATTACATACTGCAGATGACGAATTACCTATAGATATATATGATTTCTATGATGAAGAACATAATATAGTAACTACTGGTACTACTATTCTTAAATCAGCTACACCTCATAATGCAGGTAGAGTGCCTGTGTTTATAGGAATGGTAGGGCCACAACCTCTTATTCAAAACTTAGATAACAAAACAAGAATAGATACTATTGCTGACTACGGAGAAAGTGTTTATTCAGCTAACCGAGGTAATTATGAGAATCATAATTTTATAATGTCGGTTATGATGGAGATGGTAGCACGATCTAGGAAGCAAGGTATTAAGATTATTTCTAGAGATGGACAAAAAACTCTAGATGAAGACCCATATAAAGCCGGAGCAGAAGTTGCATTGGGGCAAGGGGAAGATATACAGCCGTTAGGACTAATGGAAGTAGCCAGAGAAACTGGTGCATTCATGGGATTAGTAGCTGGTGAACTGCAACGTGGTGCTATACCACACTCTGTATATGGCGATTTGCAATTTCAATTGTCGGGATTTGCAATTAATACTTTAAGACAAGGTATAGATACTATACTTTCCCCAAGAATTACTGCAATGGAAGATGCATACAAACAGATCACATTACTTATATGTGACCAATATGGTACAGGTATGTACGATCCAATTAGTGTTTCTGGTAGAGATAAAAACAGGATGTACTTTAGTGAAACAATAGCTCCTGATTCTATATTTCAAGCTGGTATGCCTGAAATAAAAATAGTTAGTCAACTACCAGAAGACGATATGTCTCGAATGTCTATGGCACAAATGGCACGAGATGGTCAAACCCCATTACTTTCTGATAATTATGTTCGAGATAAAATTCTTGGACTACAAGATGCAGACTCAATTGAGGATGCAATTAAAGAACAAATGGCTGAAAGAGTATTGCCCGAAGCATCATTGTGGACATTACTAGCAGCTACTGAAAATAGAGGAAGGCCCGACCTTGCACAATTCTATTATGGAGAACTTATGCATTTGTTACAACAAAAACAAATGATGAGAATGCAAAGTATGAATCCGGGCCCATCTTCAAATGGTATCACTCCAGAACCGGGAGGGGGTGGGCCCCCTACAGCTAACCCACAGGTAATGCCTAATTCAATGATGGGAGTGCCACCGCCTGCACCTACACCTCAAGCTGGTGCTAATGTACCTCCGGGTACACCTAGACCGGGTGCACAAGATGATGATGAAGTCTTACGAAGAATGGGATTATTAGGGCCAAGGGGTGAATAATGGCAAATTGGGAAGTATATTCATCTAGAAACGGAAATATATATAACACATCTTTTTCTTCTGGAAGCTACTTACAACAAGTTGAAAATATGGTTGTTGATTACGATACTATTGCTTCAGATACATTAATGAGTGAAAGTATAGATCACTATAATACTAGTATGTCTGATAAAATAAACGCTGCTTCTTCTGCAGGATATTTTTCTATGGGATTAAATACTGCTCCTGACAAACAAAGATTAGGTATAGCTTTAAATACTTTCAATAAAATAGGTGATGCAGTAAATAAAATTGTAGATACAAGTGCTATAGGTTTAGATGCACAAGGTGGATTATTACCACCTAATCAAATAGCTGAAAGTTATTTTAGTAGAAGTTCTGCTCCAGTACGTGACCCTAAACAATATACATTAACAGATGAACAATTAAAATCTGTAAGTCCAACTAGTGCATCCGGAGATACGTTTAGAGATGTAGAAGATGAAGATATATATAAAAGAGATTTAGGATATAAAATTTTACAATGGAATGATCCTGAAACTGGAACAGTATATAAATTTCGAAACTGGGATGACGGAAGACCTGTATCTAAAAATGATTTCTTAGATAAATCCGGATATGATAAATGGCTTAGTCATATTGCTAAAGACACAAGAAAGTTTAAAGAAAAAAAATTTGAACGTGATACTCTTGATCCTACAACAGCTCGTACATCTGATCCATTTGGTAATTTACCATGGCAAACTGTGTATCAGGGAGTTGTAGATGATGCAGGTATAGGAAGTCCGGGTGCATATAATTATGCATTACAGCAAGGAATATCTGGTATACCAGAATTAAGAACAGCTCAAACTCAATTTTTAATTCAAGATAAATATGAAGCTCTTCATAACGACCCAGATATGCTCGGTACAGATTATGGTAGAGCATTATTACAATCTAATCAGGAAGATGTAGATGGGCTTATTGATACTAGTAGTAGAGCTGGTAGAAATCCTTATTATGATTTCTTACAAGAATATAATCCATTGAAAGGTAATGAATTAATGAAAGCAGTTAATGATATTACTGATGTAGTTAGTTCATATAAAACTGTAATACAAAATGGAGAAGAAATACCAACTAGTGACTATTATGATGCTAGTAAGGATTGGCAACAATATACTGATAGTCAAAGACAAGCCTTATCTTGGACTACTAAATTTAAGACTGGAGACAATGCAGAACAGTATCAAAAACAATTAGTAGCCTTGCCTATAATACAGAATACTCCTAATGTTCGTAGAGGTGAAATAGTACAAGTATTAAATAAGTTGTATAATAACTGGCAAACACAACCTAATAGGCCTACTGATGAAAGTTGGTTAGAGTTTGCAAGAAGTAAAAATTATTGGGGTTTAGCTCCTAGTTATGCCCCCTCTGTTACTCCTGATTGGCAGAGTAGTTATTAATTAAAGGAGTTTTATTATGGCACATATACCCGGACATATAGGTACTGGAGCAGAAAACTTATTAAGTGGCTATGATCCTGCTTCTTTAGCAACTATGGGGACTACTTATAATCAATATATTAGAAGTCAACTAGGAGCTAATCCATTAGCATATGCAGCTGCAGGCCGATTTGCTCCCTTTGCACAATTACAATATTTAGGGCAACCAGCTATGACAGGTACTTTAGGACTAGCTGGAGCTGATGTAGCTAATCCATTTGGTCAATTTTTACAAACTTATAATCCTTATTCTGGTATGGAGTTTGCCAACTTAGCTAATCAAGTAAGAGGAGCATTAAGTGGAACAGCAGATATGGCTGATCCAGCTCAACAATTACTTAGACAAAGATTTGGAACTGGAGATGAAGCTGAACAAAGACAATATTCATTAGCTGCTGCTCCAATATTACAAAGTATAGCTCCTGCATTAAGAGGAGAAGTAGGTAATGTATTAAGTAATATATATGAAGATTACATAGTAGCAGGGCCAGAAGGCAGACCTTCATTCTTAGATTTTGCTGCAACAGGCGGAGAGGGAATGGGGCCAAGTTTATGGAACAGATTTAATGTTAGTGGTACAGGTGGTACACCTACAACAGGAAGTTACTTTGGTAGTGCTACATAATGACAATGCAAAATGATAGTCCATGGTCTAGTTGGATGGATAATCCATACATGGCAATATTAGAAGAATCTCCCGGTGCAGCATATTTTAGTTATGCTGACCAATGGAGTTCTCCTGCACAACAACAGTATTATCAAAATCAATTTCAAAACGTATACAACCAATACTTAGGTACACTAGGTACAGCTTTAAGGTCAGGTGCATCTGGGACTGAAGGTGCTCCATCTATATCTGATATAGGACAAATGGGATTTACTGATTACTTAGGTGGTATGGATTGGACAGATAGATATACATCACTACCTCCAACAATGCGAGGAGACTACACTTCTTCATATAATCCAAGAACTAGACAAATATATTTCTAGGAGGAAGATATGGTACAACCTGCTCCAAGAGCAACTATAGGTACCGGGTTTGGTCTTGGGTATCAATTTGCGAAACAACTAATAGAGTCAGATAGTTGGTTACGTTCTCAAGCAATTCCATCAACTACTTCTTTTATGGCACAAATGGGCAGAAAATTTGGAGATGGTCATATAGGTCGTATTGATGAAGCTAATGATCCTGTAGGTTACAGTATAGATGACATTAACGAATATGCTAAGAGAGGTGAATCTTTTGACTTGAATATAGAGCCTGTAGAATATGCTAATCGACTTACAGAACAATACCTTAATTTAGATAAATGGGGTAGTGTATTTGGTGATTCTCTAGAAATAAAAAATAATCCTATATCACAAATATATGAGTATCCTAGTTCATGGGAAAATAGTAATAATCCTAAAAAATATAATGCATGGATACAAAACGAACAATTAATAAAAGAAGCTAGAGAAAATGAATTACAAGTTCTTGAGGAAATTCCAGCTATAGGAAAGGATTCATATCAAAGTAGAATATATGGAACACAAGAACTAGTAGCGACTAGAGATACTATTGGCCCTGTTAATGCACAAGAATATTTAAATACTGTTGATAATACTACATTAGATATAACAGGATTAAATTTTAAAGATATCAAAGGATTAGATAAGAAAGACCATTCAGTACATTGGAGTCAAGATAATTGGAAAGATATTATATATAATCTTGCAAGTGGTTCAAGTAAAATGATGGCTGCAATACCACTCACTCCAATAGATCCAGTAGCGTTAGTAGAAACACTAAAGGAAAATTATAAAAGAGCACAAGAAGAAATAAATACAGCTGAGCAAGCACATAAGTCTGGTTTTTTTGCACCACCAGATTCTTTAACTAGAACAAAAGAAGGTTATAATCCTGTAGTAGATTTTGTTAAATCACTTGCAGAAAATGCAGTACAAAGTAAAAACCCAATGAATATCCTTGAAGGTGCGGGAGAATTTTTTGACGAAGGTCTAGCACAAATAGGAAGACCTCTACAACAAAGAATTTATATGGATCAGCCTCGTAAATCAATGTTTGGTGATGATATTGGTATAGAAGATATTCCAACTATGGCGAAAAATCCTAATATGGCTGTTGGAGCATTAGCACTTAGTTTGTTTCGTGACAACAAATCTCTACTTTATTATGATGCTATTGTAAAAGATCAAAAAGAAAAGGGTACTTATAAAAAAGGTTGGGTTGCAGAAGATAATAGATTAGATCAAGCAGCACAAATGGCTATAGATAATGGAGATATTCCTTGGCCTAAACAAATAGGAGCTGAAGTATTAACTGATCCTATTGAATTAATACCCACTATTGGTATATATGGTGGTATAACTAAAGGTGCAATAAGAGGTGGAAGGACAACTGTTAAAGCATTAAGGCCTAGAGCTATAACATTTGATGCATTAAAAAATGAATTACGTTTACCTAAGATAAATACTTTAGGACTTAGTAAACCTAATATATCTTTTAAATCATTACTTAATACAGATATAAATACTAAGATTGAAATGAAACGTATGATACCTACGTTAAAAAATATTTTTACACGTAATCCTACAATAGATAAAAATTTAATATCTGAACCAAGAGTTAATTTACAAAATATTTTAGAAAATAATTTAGGTCTTGCTCACGAAGAATCAGATGCACTTATAAATCTTACAGGTAATGCTGCATTAAGAGCAGGAAAAAGTCCAGCAGATGTATTTTCTAAAACTAATCATGAAATATTTGAAGGCAAATCTTTTAATTATGTAAATGATTTATTTATTCCAGATAATACATTATATAAATTTGGAAATGAATCTATTGAAACTACTACACGTAATTCTAATTTATTAATTGAAAAAGGTCATCCTGTATTCCAATCTAATTTATCTGTGGCTTTTGATTTAATTGATGAAGTAGATCAAATTAATCGTATACGTGTAGATAAAAATGCAATTAATATTAAAGAGGGTGGATTAAATCTTATAGGTAGAAACGGATTATTTACATCTGAAGGTGTAAGGAAATCAAAAGAATTTGAAAGAATAGGATTAACCTTATCTAATGATGAATTAGCTTCTACAGGAATAATAAGATGGCTTGAAGATAAATTAGCACAAGGTACAAGAACTGTAAGTTTAGATGAATTACGTAGATATGAAGAAGATAGTAGAGGAATACTTATTGCTAATAATGCTCCTGATTTATATGGAGGACTTGGTATCTATTCTTATGCTACAACTCCTGGCCTAGTTGTAGCAAATGAAGTTACAACACTTCAATTCATAACTAGAAATATAGTAGAACTATCAGATGACTTAGGATATTTTCTTAAAGAAGAAAGTGAGCATTATAAAGATATTAGAGATAACAGAGTTGTTGTTTCTAATTTATCTAATCTTTTACCAAACTCAAAAGGATTAAATTGGAAATCTATTTTTAAAGCTAACGAAAATATAGCTATTCATGAACGAGGTAATATAAGATGGTTTCTTGATCTTGAAGATGGCCTAATTAAATTAGGAAGTATGACTGATGAATTTCAATCTGATTATTTTTCTAAACTTAATAGAGGTGGTAGAGCTCATTCATTTACTAATTTGTGGAAATCTTTAACTACTGGTTTGGACTCAGAACTTGTACCATGGAGACTCTCACAGGGCACTAGGCCCAGTTATGCTAGGGAAATATCTGAAACTGCACAAAAAGCTATATATAATATACCTGAGCAAATAAGTAAACGAACTAATGAAAATTCTGTTTGGGCATCTAAACATAGTGTTGATGAATTTAAAAATCAATTTCCTAATGATCCAAGATTAGAAGCTATAACAAGAGGAAACGGATACACAGGTCGTAAACGATTTGTTCATATGACTCCTTTTAATAAAACAATATCAATTGCAGGATATAAAACCGAAAGATATATTGTTGCTGGGTTAGATGAAATAGGAGAAACATTTGTAGATTTAACTTTCAATGATGCTATAAAACCTTTTCAAAGATTATTTACAGAAGATAATGAATTATTAAATTTAATAAAAACAAAAGAAACTAGAAATATAATTAATGAAAAAGTATTTAGTATTAATCCAGAACAATTTGTTAAATTAGTTTTTAGAGATACTAGTATTTTTGACACAAGTACTGGGAAAGCACCTATAGAAGTTAATCTTAAAACTGTAATAAATAATAATGTTATTGAAGAATTTAATAGAATATTTAATGCTATAAAACAACAAACAAATACTGAACTTTTATATGTACATATAAAACATTTAGTTCAAGATACTCATCCAATAGTTGAACTTGATATTGGCACAAACATTCCTTCTAAATATTTTAAAGGTAAACCTAAAATTGTTTCTGATTCAGAACAAATAATAAATTTCATACCAAGCAGTATGTTTCCTTGGTCACCAACTAATATATCTAAAGGAACTAACTTATCTTTTAGAAAATTATTAGATAAATTTGAGTATATGGTTAAAGATGAAATGTTTACTGAAGTCTTAGGTAAGACAGATAATTATCCTAAGTCTAGTAATTTTGAAGACGCTGAATTTATTTCAGAAAGTTATACAAAAGTTACAGATGAACCTACAAAAACATCATATGACCCACAGTTTATAATTTTTTCTAAAGCACAAATTAGAGATGGTTTAGCTCCTATACGAATTAAAAAATTTCCAGAAGGTTGGTCTATTACAGAAAATACTTTTACTCCAGAAAAACTTGCTAAAAAAGACCCTGCCTTTACTTATAGAGATGAAGAAAAAGATGCTATAGACGATGCTTTTATATTTTTAAATAGTCATAGAAATGATACTGAACCTCTTTATATGATTGATTCTATGTTTGCTGAAAAACATTTCAATATAATGGCAGGATATATTTTACAAAAAGCATCTTTACAACGTAATCCATTTCATATTATTAATACTTCTGAAGTTTTAAAACACAGATATTATGATGTTACAACTCCATATTCTTTATATGGAGAAAATGGAAAAATTATGAAAGCATTTCTTGACCATGCTAAAGGTATGTTAGGTCAAGTTGGATATAAGGTTCAAAATAAAAGTTTAAAACCTTTAATTAAAAAAGTTAAAATGCTGACACCAGAAAATCCATCTCAATACGCTGAAGATGCTTCCAGCTATTATGATACAAGTGTTACTCCTTTTAAACGTATAGATAAAGCAGATACAGAATTAGACAGATTTGGTGAATATACTGATAAACAATTAGCTGAATTTGATAAAAATCCTAATATTAGAAAAGGTATAGGAGCAGAAGAATATACTAATAACTTTATGCCTGATGTAAAAATAGCTTTATGGGATATTGTAGGTAACGAAAAATTAACTAAAGTTTTAAGTCAGTTTGAATTTGGAGATGAGAGTAATCGTCTTGGTGAAGAATTTTTAAATAAGTTATCACAGTTAGATGCTCAAATGGAGCCAATAATACAAGACTCCAATTTACGTGTTAAGTATCCTGAAATTGTAGAAGAATCTGATAAAATATCTTCTATTGAAAAATATTTTGATAATATAATACAACAAATATCTGGTGTAGCAAAAGATGCAGATGGTAATCCTATTATAAATCAAACCTTTACAATAAAAGAAGCTATTGAACATTTTGGAATACCAACTCAAATTACTAAATCGTTTTCTCCAGCGAAATTTGTAGCAAATAAGGCTGAGACCGGTAATCTAGGAAATACTTTTTCTAATAATAGTGTTGATGATTTAATTACTTATATAGCTGAGAAAAGTTTAGAAATTATAGACCCAACTAATGCAAAAGATATTACAGGGTACAATCGACTAACCCTTAAACCTAGAGAATTAGAAGGTATGCCCGGATTTGAAGTACCGGGTATAGATTTAAATGCAAATGTAGAAAACTTATTTGGAGTAGCTACAGATTTAAATGGCAAGCCTTTAGAAAATGCACCAAAAACTCTTGGGGAAATTTATCGTCATAATCAAATTAGATTATATAAAGCTAGACCTGAAACAAATACAAATGGAAATATATTAGGCTATACAGATTTTTCTAAAGATGGCGAAACTATTATTAAAATATTAAGAGCAGGTGATTTTAATACTGTAGTACATGAATATGGACATGTTATTAGA